TCAGTGAGGCTGCTAAAGTCTAATTTTTCAATGGTGGATATTTCAGTGTCAGAACCATTAAATCTTTTAACAACAAAGTAAGCTTCTTCGTCAACCACTTCGACAGCTTCCATTTTAGTGTCTAGATTGAACTGGGTAGACAACGACATGGATGTAAAAGCGTTAATATCTTGCGCCCTTAACTTATTCAAGATGGAAGCAGTACCATCAGTATTTAAGGTAAACAACCAGTTCGAGTCATCAGAAGCCGTACCTGTTAAAAAAGCCGCGTCTGTAGGCGCTGTAATTAAGTGTGAAGATAACACAGTGATATCGTTGGACGCATACGAGTCCTCGTTAAACGTGTAGGCATATTCTCGTAGAGTCTTACCGTTCTTATCACAAAAAATAACCGAGCCGTCAGCCTCTTGTACGGCGATGTATAGCGATCCGTTAGATGTCTGATTTCTTGCGTTAATAGTAGCCGCTGTAGTGCTTGCCTCTAGAATTGCATACTCGCCGCCAGACGTAAATATCTGTAAGTTACGCCCACCGTAAATATCTGTAATCTCTGTTAACGTTCTTGATGTAAGCGTGATAAATATAGCTTCATCGTCTGCCCCTTCGTCTATCTCGAAGTCTAGCAATGCGCCTGATTTTGATGCGAATAAACTCTGACTTTTGTCTCTTGTGCCGCCTAACCATAATCTACCCTCAAAGAATGCGCCTAGTCTTGGATAGCCACGGTTAGCACTCCACACATCTTCTTTTCGCGCTGTACCTGTGGCCGACTTGGTAAAAGTTAACGTAGATGAAGCTGATCCAGTAGTACCAAAACCACTGAACAACTGAAAAGCTTTAGCAGACTCGCCAGCAATAGTAATAGTAAATTGAGCCGCGCCAGTTCTTGCTACGGTTACACCGGTCTCACCGAATACAGGCATATCCTGTAGGTTTTTCTGCATGTTAAACACAGTGGCCGCTTGCTGGTCGGCTGTAGCGTCACCAGCATAAGTGATGCTTTTACTTAGAACACCCTCAACATCAATTTGATAAACCTGCCCAAGCACAAACGAAGCAAACGTAACCACTTGAACCTCTGATACAGGGGTAGGGCTTGTCGCATCATTAAAGTCAAACTGAGGCACATTGGTAAAAGGAGCCGCACCAATAGTGAAGCTAGTTCCACCAGTAAAGATTATTCTCTGTGTAGGGTGATTCTCATGGAATATTAAACAAACATTTTCTGTTGTTACATGACGAAGCTCGCTAACCTCAGCATCTAGGTATGGTGCAGATAAATTACCCAAAAGAGTATTGGTATCGCCAGCAAGATAAACAGCAATGTCACCTGCAGTAACGCAGAGCAGATAACGGTTAGATGTAGACGTATTAAAGTCTAGCAACTTAGCTGAGCCAGCCGCATTAGTGGCGACATACTTAAGCCCACCACGGCGCTTAACTCCACCTTGAGGCACAACCATTACATTCTTGGCTTGCTCTAACCCTTGATAGTATTGCGCTAAAGTGATATTGCCCTTTACTAAAGGGGATAGCTCGCCACTCAAGAATGAGTTTTGTATGTATCTTGTTTTAGCCATTAATGCCTCACATCAACAAGAGGGTGTCTCTGTATTGGCGTTTGCGGGTGTTGCTGTGAATCAGTGTAGCGAGCCATTCTAGAGGCGTTTTCGTATTCAGCAGCCATTTCGCCGCGCAAGGCAGAAGAATCCCTTATAGACGTAGAGAAGTCGCGAGCTAGTGCGTATTCGATCATCTTCGAGAAGTAAGCAGGCCATTCAGCTTCTGGCGCTGAATAAATGTAATCACAATACAATGCTTGGTTGGTGTTGCAGTAAACGGTAGAGCCGTAAACCTGGTAATTCGTATTTGGGTATAATTTAATAAGAACCAATAAGTCAGAAGGTAATTCGTAAGCACTCGCCCACTCACCATCTAAAGGCTTGGCTACCAATAAAGATAACTGCCCTTTGGTTCGTGCAAAACCCCAACGATGCTTGGTTAGTTCGTTATTAACAATATTAGTGTATAGGTTACGCGCTACATTCTTACGTCGATCATCACCAATCAAATCATTGATAGATGTATCGCCAATCAATATAAGTGCGTTAGATATCAACTCTATTTTACTAGCCATTAAGTATTCTCGTACATATTCATTGATAGCCTAGCAGAAACCGCAGTATTATTGGTTTCCGTATTAGCTGTAATGTAGATAACATCCCTAGGGCTAAAAGGGAAGTTTGTAGGGTCATTTAACGAAACTTCGTTCGTAACAGACGTGTCCATTATATATCTAAAAACATCATATCGAGTGGAAGTTATGCGGCTATAAACGTAAACATTGAATGTTACCTTAGGAGCAGAGCCGCCAGCTAACTTTTGAGCCGACAAAAATAGTGACTTCGATATAGGTGTTGTGTTTCTTGGAGCATGTATTAATAGCTGCTCTGTCACTCCAGATTCAGCAGCAATAAACGCTTGAACGCTACCGCCAGTCGTAGCCGATATAGTTATTGAATTCGTATTAAACTCTGCCGAGCCAGAAGACAAAACCACCGCTCGATTAATGCCGAGACCGCTAAAGCTTGTAACATCACTACCGTCAGAGCCTAGCGCATGCACTGCATCTTGTTTGTCTTCGTTCGCATCGAGATATGAAACCAGCAAGGATAGTGCGCCAGTAGTTCCTGAGCCATCAGTAGTGCCATTGTAAACAATTGTAAATGTGCTTGCGGTAGTTAGAATGGTGGGCGTATTTGTAGTGTTGTCAGCAATAATAAGTGCGTCACCATCTGTGGTATCAATATCTGACCGATAAGAAAACTTATTTATCTGATAAGCGCCATCCTTTTCGCCCAACGATATACTATCTTGGCCTACAGCTCTATCTCTAAATGCAACCATTACTATAACCTCAAAATAAATAGGGGGCCGAACCCCCCGTTTTTCTAGTCGCTATCAGTAGCAGCTAACACTGTACCGTCAGCAACATCAACAACACCGGAGGCATTACTCAGTACTTGAGTCAAGATAGCCACCTGTGTTCCTGCGTTAACAGCCCAAATATAAATCAAATCACCGATAGCCAAAGTAGCCGATAGATCATTGAAGTAGCCAGCAGTATTAATGTCTGCTTGACTGTCAGGGGTTGTGTAGGCATGGATACCGGGCGCAGCGCCTGTAGTATCCCCATGTTTAAAATCAGTTAATACAAAAGCCATGATAATTCTCCTATTATACGAAAGCGATTTTAGCAGTGCCTTCCGGATCAATAATAGTAGAGCCAGCTTTCAGCATACCATTACATAACCATGAAACACGCTCAGGGATATAATCAACAGACATTGATTTCTCAATGCTGCCAGAAGCCATACCGATGGCGTTAGGTGCCCATGCGTAAGCTACTAAACCAGAACCGCCTAGACCGCCTTCAAGACGACGAGCGCCTACAGTTTTAAAGCTGAATCCCATGAATGAATCATTCATTTGACCTTGAACTAACGCTTTAACTGTATTGAAGTCAGATGAAGTGGTCTCAGTATTTGCTAATAAGCTTTGCATTCCAGCGCCAGAAACAACGATGCACACATCTTCTTCAACTTCTAAGTCGTCATAGTAAGCACGTAAAGCACGAAGTTTTGCAGTAGTGAAGCCTGTACCACCGGCAGCAATAGAGAAGCCTTCGCCGTCTGTTGCAGTGGTGTTGTAAGTGCCAGCTACAGCAGTGTCGATGATAATCTGATCTTCTGTGCGGCCCATAGCCTTGCCGATAGTCTCGGTAAGTTTACGTTTCTCATCAAAATTGACAGTAGATTGATCGAAAATATCCGTATATTCTGGATGCTCATGATCGGTTAGGGATGCGCTAGGTAATGAGTGAGTGATATCCATAGGAACAACTAACGAACTAGAACCAGTACGTAGATGGCCTTGGCCTTTACCCATTAAGCGGAATTTGTAAGTGTCACCAACGACACCTGTACGATACTCGACTGTATCACGCAACTTAGAGCCACCTTGATAAGCTAACTTTACGCTAGTATCAAACTCTGTACGTGCTACATCAGATAAGAACTTTGACATAGTATTTCTCCAAAAAGAAAATAAATAATAATAAAAACTAATCTATTTGCTTTACACGTAACCCAAAAAGAAGGGAGTGCTGAAACAAACAACAAACACTTCCGGCCTTTCGGGTATCGGAGAATACTATGGATTATACGCCACTAATAGATAAAATCAATGACCGTGCATACGACCTATCATTTGCCTAACTTCTTCACGGTATGACTCGGAGTAGTTATACATAACCTTGCCGTTTTCATCTTTCTTCATCATGGCGCTATCAATGTCGTGTTGAGTAACTGCGCTCTGTGTAGATGCAGAGCTAGTCGGTAATTGAGCCGCAGACGTAGAAGAGATTAACGCCTCTACTAATTCAACAGTTTTGGCGTTATTAATAACATCTTTAAACTCTTCGTACTTGTCGCCGAGATTGTTCTTCATATACCCGTCGATGTTATTTAGCCTATCATCAGCATTAGGGCCGAGAGCTTCCATCTCCCTCTCTACATCAAATTCAGCCTTAGCCTCAAAGATAGAATTGCCTAGCGACAATAGCTCGCCGTGCATTTCTTGACTCATCTGCCCTTTAGCACCAAGCTCATTCAAAGTTTTAACGAAAGTATCTTCACCGTCTAAACCTTCTGGCAATTCATAAGCTTCTGGCGCACCGGTAAACCCACCGAAACGCTTTTCTAATTCTGTATAAGCCTTAGCTTGATCTGCTACAGACTTGTACTTGTCTGCTTTAAAGTATTCTGGTGCTTCACCTTCACCGTTAACGCCCTCTGACCACGAGAATGTAGATTGCACTTCTGTTGACTCTGTTGCTGTTGATTCTTCGCTAGTACCCGTTTCTGTGGATAGCATTGATTCACTCATATTAAGGCCGCTCTTTTTAGTTGATTTAAAATTTGTTTGACTACACCAGATTCACCGTTCTTATACGCCGCTTCGTAGTTAATGTTTGGGGCGTTTAACGCTGTATCGTTAGACATTATAAACGTGGTCACAAGGTGATTTAATACAAACTTGCCTTGCTCTGTTGAAAAGGTGTGGTGGTAGTTCTTAGCTATAGTTGCCTGAGCCTCTTGCGCTTCCTTTGCATTCTTCTCAGTATCTACCTTGCTATTGTTTAGTTCTTCCCAACTCATTGCGCGGCTCCAGTAGGTGCAGGTGATTGTGCGTTCATGCCAGCCTGTGCAGCTTCTGCGCCAGCCTTAATAACCGTTTCTTTTTCTGACTTAGATCGAACCAACTCAGCAGGCATCCCCGTTTTTTCAGCTACCCATGTGCCAAAGTCCTCAAGCTTAAACGCCATTTTAGATTGGTCAGGGCCAGCAGTATTAAGCACAAACTCAACCGCTTGCTGCACTGCCATGATGTCTTCCATATCCTGAGAGCGTGCCAATGGGCTGGTGAACTTAATATCAACAGCCTTGCCATCAATCAATATAGGATCAATCTTCCCGCGCTTAACAAGAATGTACATTACGCGCTTGAGAGTAGGCACAAGTATTTCAGTCTGTAATCGTCCGTATGCACTACCAATACGTTTAGCTAACTCTCTTGCTTCCATAGCAATCTCAGTAGCAGACCGAACTGGGCCTTCTGGATCACGCAAGTCATTAAACAATGATTTCTTAATAGCACCCTGAAGTTCATTAATCTCAAACAATGACAGTTCTACACCACCACCAGTGTCTAATCGCTGTATAGACGGGTTAGATGAATTATTCGAGCCAACAGGCAATACAACACCCGGAGCTATTGTTAGATTGTACGGGTTAGTTACGCCATCATTAGTAGCTGTCCACATTCCAGCAAGCTCAATAGCCGCTCTTTGCAATACAAACTCTTTGGCTTTATTGAGAGACTTAACATCAGGCAATACCATGACAGCAGGGCCGCGACCACGAACTTCTCCACTCGTCTTAGCATAACGACCAGTAACAAACGGGCTGCTATTCTCGTATGACTGATCCCAGCTTAAAGTACTTTCGTCATCCACCCAAACAACGCCGTGATAAACTTTATCTTTTGGATCGTATACAACGCCCTCAGTACAAGCTATGTCGCCGTCAGGGTCTTTGTCGATCTTATCTTTGATAGACTTAGATGCCTTAAATCCGCGCCAGGTACGCTCAATATTACGGCCTTTAATCTTATGTTTGCGCCAATGGGATTCAACGCTACCTTGCGGCCCCTCTTCAAAACCTATATGTTTTTGAGGAATAGAATGAAAAGAGAATGGCATCTCCATATCATCGGTATTCTCCTTAATCATCATTGTGCCTGTGCCTATAAGCACATCGAGGGCCATCTCATAAAACTGTGTAGCGAAATTTGAGCGGTTAATGTAATCGAATACTATCTCCGTCTGCTCTTCCAGCTTCTTGCGTATATCGTCCTCGTCAATCTCACCGTCACCAGCTTTAATATCACGCTTCATTTCCTCGGCTAACTCTATCGCTGCCCACTTAGCCCATATAGGCGCTATATTTTCTTGCAGCTTAGATGCGCCTAACTGAATAGCAACCGATGCGGTTGAGTCGAATATTAAATCCATCTTTTTCTGACCTGTATCATCACGGTCAAATAGATTTCGATTAGGCAGAAAGTACTCGTAAGCGTCAGACAACAAAGATTCCCACTGAGATTCAGTAGAGAATGCTTTCTTTGCTCTCGCTTTTAAGTCGCGGATGTTTCCAAGGTTTTTAGGCAGTGACATTATTTTTTAACTCGCTTGATTAACCCCGAGCCAGTTACAGCATTGCCGAAAGCGCCACCACCAGAAGATGTAGCATCCTTTTTGGCTGCGCTTGGCGGCTTAATTGCTTCTTTTGCTGCTTTCTTTGGCCCATCACGTAGTAAGGACTGCTTACCGATCTTATTGCGAGCCAAAGCCTTTAAACTCTTCTCACTCTTGCCTATCTCTTCGTCTAACTGACGGGCTTGTCGCTGCTCAGTCGCTACTTCCTGACCTGTTTTCTCTGCTTTCTGTGGTTTGCTTCCGAATCCCATTTTGTCGCCTCATATATTTTAGTAATTGCCAAGGGGTTAGTATTGACGGATTGTATATTCCAGCTATCCGCTTGATATAGCCCACGCAAGTAGGAATAAACGGCACAACACTAAAACTATCAATCTCTATAAGCTGATAGTATAAACCTTTTGGCAGCTCTTTGGTAATAAACAGCTCAAGCCCTCTTGACGTGTAATCGCACACTATCCATTGCCCGCTATCAGCCACGCATAGAAAGCAGTGATTAACCTCATTCAACCATCGTCGTGACCAGTGATAATTCTCATTGGTATAAACTATTGCCGCTACCTGCCCCATAGATTTACATTAACCTTAGCCGTATGAACTCTTGATGGAGGCCTACCCGATACCATTCTTTCAGACCAACCAAGCGCTAACGTCTGTAGAGCATCAGCACCATTAGATGCCCAGTTATGGTTAGGCTTATCCCTAAACATTTTAGTCTTGTCGTCCCATTCATACGCATACTCACTTAAGCACGCCAACCCTAACTCACAACGGTTCTCATCTATCCATAAACGGGGAAATATTTTTCTTACTGCTTGATGCCCGTCAGCTTTTGCTTTTGGCCTCTGTATTGTTCTGAAAATAATACCCATATCTCGCGCAGTATCTTTCCTACTCTTGCCGCTCATTAACTCTCTAACCTCGATATCGTGAGGGGCTAGATGCTCACCATATTTGATCTCGTGCTTTGTTTTAAATTCGCTTAAGTAGTTCGCGTAGTGATCCATGCCGTGATTATGGTTTTCATAGTAGTGAATTAACCGAACCTCTTTACCTGTAGCCTGAAAGAACCATATACTCATCGCATCCGATATGCCTAAATCCCATGCTGTATGCACTTGCAGGTTAGGCTCAATAGGAACGAAGCCGACACGACTATCTTTGTATGCTGTAGACATTTGACGACCATAAATAGCGCCCGCTATCTGAGCTTCAAACGAACAGAAGTACTCTTGTTGTATCTTCTCTTCACTCATCCCCTCGTCACGCTCAGCCTGTATAACCTCTTCACTGATAACGGGGAGTCCATTCTCACGCTTAGTATTATCGACCGTAAGCATTTCACAGAACCAATCAGGGTTTTTCTTTGCCATATTATATAGCGAATAGCCGTGATTCTTGCCGCGTGACGTGTAGATGAAGATAGCCCAGCCACCGTTTTCAGCTAACATGGG